GAACCTAAAAGAGTTTTATTTCATAAACATAAAGATATAATTAAAGTAGAAATATTAGGAAAGGAGGAAACAAATGGTAATTAAAAAAGCAATGTACGACACAGCACTAGCTGAGTTTGAAGCACAAAGAGATAAGGCTATTACTAATGCACGTATATACTTAGAGAATCCTGTAGGTATAGGAGAACATGGACAAGTTGTTGATGAATTTATTAAACAAATAAAGTTAGCTGCTGAAGCTGACGAAGCTGCGTCTATGTTAAAAGATATCTTTAGAGATGAACTAATACAAGAAGAATAAAATGAATGAAGAATACATTGAGATACTAACAGAGATACAAGAAGAAAATCTAACAAGACCTGAGAGAGTTCTTTTTATTTCTGTTATCTTTCAAGCATTGTTAGATGCAACTAAAGAAAAGACTGTAGTAGAATCATCACGTACAAGTGTTGAGAGAGAACACGCACGTGCTTGGTTCTTCTGTAGTGTAGGTGTAACGTGTGATAACTTTGAGTATGTCTGTGAGAATGCTGGTATGGACCCAGACTATACAAGAAGCTTCGCAATTAAAGTAATTAATTCAAAGGAAATAAAATATGTCAGACAAAGAATCAGAAGAGTCTTGGACAAATCCTGACTACGATAGAGGGATGTCAAGAGAAAGTCATGAACAATATATGTATAGACGCAACCAAGAAGACAACTCTAAAAAAGGTAAATGGTTAGATAGAAGTACATGTCCTAAGTGTGGCTCAGTTGATAGTAATATAAACCATTCAGAAGGTTATAGTTATTGTTTCTCTTGTAATGTTCATTTTGGAGACAGCATAAAAGAAGGTACATATGAATTTGAGTATGGTAAAGCTACTGATAAACAAGTAGGTGGTAGTCATTATAAAGATTGTGCTATACAACCTGTAGATTATATTGTAGAAAATAAGCTTGACTTCCTAGAGGGTAATGTGGTAAAGTATATAACTCGACATAAAACAAAAAATGGTATAGAAGATATTAGAAAAGTAATACACTATGCAGAGTTAATATTAGAAAAGAAATATGGAAAGGAAAAATAGATGGCATCATTAATGGGTAGTAATTATTTACCTACTGAGTATCAATCATTCATTCACATGTCCAGGTACTCACGTTGGATAGAAGAAGAAGGTAGAAGAGAAACATGGGGAGAAACAGTAGGAAGACTTGTGTCTTTCTTTAAGTCTCATATAGATACTAACTATGAAGGAGGAGTTACAGATAAAGAGTGGAATGAAATAGAAGAATCTATTCTATCTCTTGAGGTTATGCCAAGCATGAGAGCTCTGATGACTGCAGGTAAAGCATTAGATAGAGAACATGTATCAGGTTATAACTGTTCTTATATTCCTATTGATAGTCCAAGAGCATTTGATGAGGTGTTATATATCCTTATGAATGGTACTGGTGTAGGCTTCTCTGTTGAGAGACAGTATGCTGACAAGTTACCTACTGTACCTGATGTAGAGTTTGATTACATAGATAGTGTTGTCTCTGTTACTGATTCTAAAGATGGTTGGGCCAGAGCTTATAGAGATTTGATAGCTTACCTATACACAGGTAGAGTACCTAAGATAAATGTATCTAAGGTTAGACCTGCAGGTGAGAGACTTAAAACATTTGGTGGTAGAGCTAGTGGTCCTCAACCTTTGGTAGATTTGTTTGACTTTACTATTACTAAGTTTAAAGAAGCAAGAGGTAGAAAGCTTTCCTCTATGGAATGTCATGACATAGTATGTAAGACAGGTGAAGTTGTAGTGGTAGGTGGTGTACGTAGATCAGCTCTTATATCTTTATCTAACTTATCAGACCAACGTATACGTACAGCTAAGACAGGTGACTGGTGGACAACTAATCCAGAGAGAGCCTTGGCCAATAACTCTGTTGCTTATACAGAGAAACCTGATCCAGGTATCTTCATGAAGGAATGGTTGTCCTTGTATGAAAGTAAGTCAGGTGAGAGAGGTATCTTTAGTAGAGCATCAGCTCAAAAGAAAGCTGCTGAGAATGGTAGAAGAGAATCTAACTGGGACTTTGGTACTAATCCTTGTAGTGAAATTATTCTTAGACCTAATCAGTTCTGTAACCTTACAGAGATAGTAGTGCGTGCAGGTGATACTGTTAATACTCTTACAAGAAAGATTAAAGTAGCTACCTTACTAGGTACTATACAATCTACCTTCACTAACTTTGGTTATCTAAGAAAGGTATGGCAAGATAATACAGAGGAAGAAAGATTACTTGGTGTATCTCTTACTGGTATTATGGATTCTGAATTACTTAATGGTAAAGAAACAGGTCTAGCTAAGACACTAGAGACTCTTAAAAAAGTAGCTGTAGAATGTAACAAAGAATATGCTGAGAAGTTTAACATCAATCAATCAACAGCTATCACTTGTGTTAAACCTTCAGGTACTGTAAGTCAGTTAGTTGATAGTGCTAGTGGTATACATGCTAGACATAATCCTTACTACATTAGAACAGTAAGAGGTGATAACAAAGACCCATTAACTGAGTTCTTAAAGGCATCTGGTATTCCTAGTGAACCTGATGTAATGAAACCAGATCATACTACTGTGTTCTCTTTTCCTATGATGGCTCCTCCAGGTTCAGTATGTAGAACAGACATGACAGCTATACAACAGTTAGAGATATGGAAAACATATGCTAAACATTGGTGTGAACATAAACCTTCTGTAACTATATCAGTCAAGGAAGATGAATGGGTACCAGTAGGATCATGGTGTTGGGAAAACTTTGAATATCTAAGTGGTGTATCCTTCTTACCTTTCTCTGATCATACATATCAACAAGCACCTTATCAAGATATAGATGAGGATACTTATAAGGAGTTAGTAAAAGGAATGCCAAAAGAAATTGATTGGGCTAAACTACAAGACTTTGAAAAAGAAGATAACACTAAGGGATCACAAGAACTTGCATGTACTGCAGGGGTATGTGAATTGGTGGATATATAATGAAAGAAAGTAAACCTGCAATAGCTACTGCTGATGTTGAATTAATTAGGAAGGTGATATCTTATTATCTTAAATATGCATCACCTCCTAATAAAGAAGTTGAAGAAAAATTATTATCTCTTCATCATAGAGTGGGTAGATTGTAAGAAAGTTCTTGACTTATAAATTAAATTATGGCATAATTACATTATAAGGGGGAAGTGTTTATTTCCTTTCACTTCCCTCTAACATGGAGACAAAATGAATACAGTTTATATAGGGTATGATCCCAAAGAAGATACAGCATATGAAGTTTTAAAGTTTACTATAGAAAGAATATCAGGTAAGAACATACGTGTTGTACCTCTTAGAAAAGATCTATTAGAACTTACAGGTATGTATAGACGTAAGTCTGAGTTAATTAAAGGACAACCTTATGATGTTATAGATGGTAGACCTTTCTCAACTGAGTTTAGTTTCAGTAGGTTTTTAGTACCTGCTTTAAATTTGTATGAAGGTAAAGCTTTGTTTATGGATTCAGATATGTATCTACGTGCTGATGTAAACGAGCTGTTTGAAATGTGTGATATGGATTACTATCCTGTATATTGTGTACATCATAAATATGAACCAGAAAAAACTACAAAGATGGATGGTAAAGAACAACAACCTTATCGTAGAAAGAACTGGTCAAGTCTTATGATGTTTAATTGTGGACATGAAGAGAATAAAAAACTTACACCTGAAGTTGTTAATACACAATCAGGTAGATGGTTACATGGTTTTGGTTGGCTGCCAGATAAAGAAGCAGACATAGGTAGGATACCTGAAGAATGGAATTGGTTAGATGGTCATTCACCAACAGATATGGATGCAAAGAATGTACACTTTACTACAGGTGGGCCTTGGTTTAAAGACTGGCAACCAAGAGGAGAAGTAGAAGGTAAGTATGCTGTTGAATGGTGTAATGATGCTGACTGGTTGAAGATGAAAGGAATAATTAAAATGGATAAGGACTATATGATATGACCAAGATAAACTTTGTTACTTCTTTTAATGAAGAACTTTATACAGTAGTAGG